AACTTATGAGTCACTAGATAACTACTTGTTCACTGGGTATAACGACTATGAGGATTTAAAAAATAGAGTTGCAAAAGATTACCGATACGACACAGATGGCGCAATTGTAAAGACATATGTTACTTTTCAATATACCGAACTGGGAGCAAATCAAACATATTTTTATTTTACAAAAACAGAAAGACCAGCAAGAAATGGAGTTTTAATTCCTGGGTCAGACTGGATGACAACAAAGTACGAGGTTGTTGATAATATGATAATTTATCCACCAAGCGGTGTTGATTTTAATGATTTATCAATTGTTACACATATAGAGATAAATGTGAAAGATTCATCAACTAGCAATGTTTCAATTAAAAAACTTTCTTATGCGTCACAAGCACTTAACGAATCTGATGCAAGTCCTATTGGAACAAGATTTGGAACATCTATTTATCCATATACAAAGACTGGTATTTACTATAACTTTAAAAAGAATAACCCATTTGCAATTTATACTGGATCTTCCCCATATTTATATTTAACTAAAACAAGCGGGATACAGTTAAAGGGAAAGTATGATCCACTTGTAAACAGAGGCCTTGTTATTCCTGTAAACGAAAGCAGGGCTGAGGGATTTAAAGTTATTGCTATGCAGATGGCTGTTAGATTTGATGGAGACTATTTTCCATATGCACCAACACAAATATTTGAAATACAAAGTAAAGACTCATACATAAAGTTTTATATGGTTGCATGTGATCCTTCTGGAAGAAGAGCAAAAATTTATGCAATAGATGCAAAAACTGGTCTTGTTCAAAATGGTATTGGATTTTATTGGAACGGCAAAGTTGTAAAGGAGCCAGTAATAACTCTTCAGGAGTGGGGATTCCTTGGAATTAACTTTTCAAGCAGTCTAAACTTTTCATTTTTTGAGGGGGCAGTAAGACTGACTGGCCCACTTCTATTCAACAGCATATCTTACTATCAATCTACTAATCTACAAGAGGTGCAGAACATAGCAGAAAGACCGTGGTTTAGAGTAAAGGTTCTAGGGTCTTATCCACTTGATTGGGAGTTTTGGGATAGTGGTTCGTTTAACTGGAATAAGGTGCTTGTTTTGTCAGAAACAAGTTATTATGGAGTCAATCCTTCAGATGTTTATAAGAGTTATACGGGAACAAATAAGATAATTGTCGATGACGATAGGCCAGTTCGTTTTGGAGATTACTCATATACACTATTTACGGATGTAAACTGGAACCAGTTCGTACAAGACCCAGTGTAATATGGTATACTTATGGATATGGATTCACTAATAGACCCTAAAACTGGTCAACCAATTGTAAAAAATGTTAGACGACAAGTCATTGAGAAGAACTATGACTGGGGCCTTTACGTGTACAAAAAGGCAAATGGTAAGTGGTTTACAGATGGAAATGGTTCAGTTCTCAACATACCTTCAGACAAGAATGACATTTCTAGAATTGCAGAACTAAAAAAGACTGCAATGTATTACGGAGATCCAGGAGACGGCACATGCGTATTTGTTCCAGGATTAACAAGAGTTTCTGAAGAAGAATATTCTGAGCAAGTGGATAGACTAAAGGCAGGTCTAATTCCATCACTAAATGACCTAGGTGCTGTCCAGGCAGCAAAGGACACAATTGCCAAGTATGGTGACGAGGATTAATCATGAAAGATAACGAATACGAAATCGGTGCAAGAATTGACGATGCAGCAAAGAAAGATGAACCATTTGCAAAGTCAGATCCATTTAATGGCAACTGGGAAACACTAAAAACTTTAGATGGTTTAGATTCAAACTTTAAAAGACGAACAAGCAGAATGTCAGCCAAGATGGTTGAGCCAACAACACAATACACAACTGCAGCACTTGCTGGAAAAAGCGGTATTGATGGAGCACAGTCAAAAGAGATAAACCCAGGAATGGTATACGTAAACGGCTATGGAATGTTTGACGTAATCACACCACCATGGAACCTTTATGAATTAGCAAACTATTACGACACATCATTTGCAAACCATGCAGCAATTGATGCTAAGGTAGAAAACATTGTCGGTCTTGGATATGAGTTCAAAGTTTCTCCAAGAACAATGATGAGACTTGAAGCATCAGAAGATAACAGCGCAACTCAAAAGGCAAGAAAAAGAATTGAACGAGCAAAGATTGAAATGCGTGACTGGCTAGAGTCTCTTAATGATGATGACTCTTTTACAGCCACAATGGAAAAGGTCTATACAGATCTTCAGTCAACAGGAAATGGCTACTTAGAAATTGGCAGAACAACTCGTGGAGAAATCGGATACGTTGGACATATACCATCAACAACAATGCGAGTAAGAAGAATCAAAGACGGATATGTTCAGATTATTGGAAACAAGATTGTATACTTCCGTAACTTTGGAGCAAAGAACCAAAACCCACTAACAACAGATGCTAGACCAAACGAGATTATTCACTTCAAGCAGTACTCACCTCTTAATACTTTTTACGGAGTGCCAGACATTATGTCGGCTATAAACTCACTACATGGAGACTCACTTGCTTCACAATATAACATTGACTATTTTGCAAATAAAGCAGTTCCACGATACGTTGTAACATTAAAGGGTGCGAAACTTTCTGGAGATGCAGAAGACAAGATGTTTAGATTCTTGCAAACAAGTCTCAGAGGGCAGTCTCACAGAACGCTATATATTCCACTTCCAGGTGATAGCGAAAACAACAAAGTTGAATTTAAGATGGAGCCAATCGAAGACGGAATACAGGACGGCTCATTTAAAGAGTATCGTAAGCAAAACCGTGATGATATCCTAGTAGCACATCAGGTGCCACTTTCTAAACTTGGAGGTGGCGATTCTGGATCTATAGCAGCAGCACTTGCACAGGATCGTACTTTTAAGGAACAGGTTGCACGACCAGCACAAAGACAACTAGAGAAGATGATCAACAAAATCATTCGTGAAAAGACAGATATTATTGAGTTTGTGTTTAACGAGTTGACACTGACAGATGAGATTGCACAGTCTCAGATTCTTGAAAGATATGTTAAGAATCAGATCATGACTCCTAATGAAGCAAGAGTCGTTCTAGATATGCCACAAAGAGACGGCGGAGATGAAGTTCTAGATCTAAGTCCAGCAGCATCAGCCGAGGCAAGAACTACAAGATCTAGGGATGCCGAAAGAACCAATAGTAATTCTGACAGCACTTCAACTGTTGCTGGCAGAGCGCCAAAGGGAGAGGGACGACAAACACCTTAATGTCCAATATGTCCAATATGTGATATATGTACAAAAAGGGGTTTATAATATAATGGTGAGCAATATATCCAAGGCCCATTGGAATTCAGATGGGGAAAATCTTCGTCTTTCAATGCCCTTTAATAAGGTAGACAAAGAGCGTCGTATCGTTTCAGGTTTTGCATCATTAGACAACCTTGACAAGCAGATGGATATTGTTACATCTGAGGCATCTATGAATGCTTTTGCAAAGTTTCGTGGGAACATCAGAGAAATGCATCAGCCATTAGCAGTTGGCAAGATGGTTAACTTTAAAGAAGATAAGTATTTTGATCCAGATACAAAAAAGTTCTATAAGGGTGTATTCGTTTCTGCATATGTCTCAAAGGGTGCACAAGACACTTGGGAAAAGGTTCTAGACGGAACACTAACAGGTTTTTCTATTGGCGGAAGAATGAACAAGTGGGATGATGGTTATGATGAAAAGTCAGACTCACAGATTAGAATTATTAAGGATTATGATTTGGTTGAGTTGAGTCTTGTAGATTCACCAGCAAATCAATTTGCAAATATTGTTTCAGTTGAAAAAGTTGATGGCGTAGATGTTATCAAAGGTGACGAAACAGTATTAGAAAATGTTTTTTACGATAAAGAAAATGGAATTGTTATATCATCTGAAAACGAGTCAGAACTTAGCCCCGTTACTGGAGAGCAGATGGAAAATATAGGGTTCGTTGAAAAAACGGATGATGAAAAAACAACAATGATAAAATTCTTAGTTGATAGTGCTAAA